ATCAGCTTCTGACTGTCCGCCAATGCCGCCCATTATAGCTCCAGCTATACCGAGAGTTGCACTAATTGGATCGAACATAACTAACTCCTCCTATAGAAACCAGGTGCATATTGACCTTCCCACTGCATAGACACAAGGCTTACAGGGAATGGTGTGTTAGATGTTACTTTCATAGTATAGTTATCAGGCCTTTGATAGATAGGAACTTTGTAAATGTAGACATCATTAAATGGTGAAGTATTAGCGGTATATACGTCAGCGACTTTAGAACCCCTAACATCAAACCAATCAGGTCTACTACGATCTCTAATGTTAAAGTAAACATCACCACCAAGTCCTGTATAGAATGCCATACGAGATGTGATAGTAACAGCAGTAAAATCTACACCTGCCTCACCCATAGAGTAATAGTATCTAGGTAAGGTAATCTCCATCTGGTACTCATAACCTACATAGATGAAGTTATTAGATACATCACTAGGGATAGTGAAATAAGTACCACCAACATCTGTAAGTAATGTAGTTACATTGGTATATCCAGATTCAGTACCAGGACTAACACCTTTCAACAACCCTACGACATACCTAATAGTCTTAGTGGTGTCGAAGTAAGTTGGTAAGTACACTTTAGTAGTATCTGTAACTAAGTCATATGATGGTGCAGTAGGTGGTACAGGCGACACCATAGTAGCATCAGTAACCTCACACCATGAATCCATATATGGATCAACAGCATTACCTAAGATGTTAATCAGACCACCTGTACTAGGTGCTAGGACAAGTTTGTGTTGTGTTACAGTATAACCTTCAGTACCACTAGTGAGTACATAAAGGGTATCATTTTGAATTGCTGTATGTATCACATTAGATGTAAATAACCATCTAACCCATGCAGCCATAGGACGCTCTTCACCTTGCTCGTAGTACCTATGGATGTATAGATACTTAGAGGATCGACTAGAGGCAACCCATAGGCCATTCTGTGCACTACCAGTTGTATCTGTAATACCACTTGGCATCCATTCAGGTACAATCTTACTTGTTTCAGTAACACTAGGTGACTCTCGTTGACCACGAGTAAAGATCTCAAATGCCCGAGACCAGCTTTGATTCTTACTGACATACAAGACAGTAGAGCCAAGGTCAACTGGTTTCAAGTAACGATCACACTCGTAGTTAGCAATAGTACTGATTGAACAGTTAGCAGGTGTCCAGGCACCATTCTCAGCTTCCATAAGAAACTGTTGGCTATCACTAAACAACAGTAAACCTTGAGTAATAGGTACTACTGATCGGATAGTTGCTGGTTTGATACTTGCACAACTAAGGTCAATAGGATCAGCTGCAGTAATTGTAGTAGCTGACTTGTGGTAGAAGTTATAGTAATCTCCAGCTTGTGACATAGAGACATTATCTTCAGTTAGGAAACCAAGCCTATTGTTAAACAGGAAGACATCCTGAATTGTATTACCTACAAAGGTAGGGTGGCTGTTTGTTTCTTCATCACCAACAAGCCTAGGCTCCCATAGTAATGGAAGGTTGTTAATGGTCTCTGAGCCGTCCAGGAAGGTGGCTCTAAAGGTAAGAGGACTAGTACTAGTGCGAATCAATGCAACAGGCATTGTAGCCTCATTTACGCCAGTGCTGACGTCAGGTGCTACTGTCTCTTCCCAGAAGCCTTTACCGTTAGTACTATTATCAGCTATGAACTTCAAGTAGAAGTCATCTTGACTAGCTGTGGTATTGTTGATCTTAACAACTTGGTTATGTTGTGCTTGTTCAGGAAGGCGTGCAAATGTATCCACAGAGTCTTGGAATACACGTATAGCCTTACCATCTATACCACCACTACCTGTCACATCAGTATCTGAACTAAAGGTAAGATAGATTGTGTTATCAATAATAGTCTTGGTAGCAAACCCACTACTAATAGCTGCTGATATACCAGCAGTAACAATAGCCATCGTTACAGTAGGTGCTGTAGCAGGTGGTGTAGGAGGTGCTGGAGCGGTGTAAGTGAAAGTGCTACCACCAACCGTAACAGTATAGGTAGCATCGTTTTCAACATTAGCTACAGTAATAGTAGCCTGTCGCTTAGGGTTCCAGGTAGGGGCTGCCTTAGCAGTTATAACTTTCTCACTGTTAACGATATAGGTGAAGTCGTTAATAGTAAGAGTTTTGATATTACGGTAATCAGTAGAAGTGAGATAGCTTTCAATAGATGCTTGCTTACCGCTAGGGTAGGTGACACTACCAGCTAATCCAGTTAGTAGGTCCCATACCATGATAACACCAACAGAGGATACAGTAGCAATGTACTTCTCTTGGTTATCTCTAAACATACTGAACCAAGCTGCTGTGTTAGCTGTGTTAGCTGTCAGGCTAGCTAACCTACCAAGGAACTTACCGCTAGGTCTCTTGATCATACCAAGGGTAATATCAGGATAGCAGTTAACAGCATCCTTTACTTGACCAACCAGCATCTTCTCATCAGCCTGTTGGGAGATACCACCAATGAAATTAGGGATACGTTGAGATACTGAAGTCATCGTGCAAGAGCCTTAAATGGTTTATAGCTATTGTAGAAACCATCACCTTGTTTGAATCCAAACATAGTGTAGTCTCCCTCATTACATTCATACTCTAAGCAGTTAGAGCGTCGCCATGTCTCAAATGATGCTAAGGCTTGGGTAAGATTAACATCACCAACAAGACGAATAGCACAACGTGTAGATGCTCGTGCAGTAATGTAATCTCTAAACACCTGAGGTAGGTCAGAGAAAGCAGAGTACCAAACTACATCAACACTGTAAGTTTTAGTATTATCCCATACATCAGTATGGTTGATTTTATCATATAACCTACCGTTCCTAATAACAGTATCGTAGTTACTATTAGCAACAATATCACTAAGATCAATTTGTAACATACTACCAGTCATCTCTAGATAACCACTAGTAGTTGGTGTGAGGGGGTATTCAACCTCTCGGTTAAATGACCAACCCTCTGCCTGTACCTCCCGAGAGACTTGTTGTAGAGCCTCATATGCAATTGCAACTTCCGGGTTGATTACAGCTTCGACAGTAGAGCCATCTTGGTATGTGATGGTTTGAGCCTCTATGGTGGTAACAGGCGCTTGGCCAATAGACGCCAGAATTTCATTAACAGCTTGTAGCTCAGCCTGAGCGTTATTGGTTGTCGGCATAACAATAGTGTTATTAAAAGAATAAAAAAAAGGGACCCCCGAAAGGATCCCCCAATAAATCAGACGTTAGCGATGTTGCACTCAACGCCTGCATAAGCAGTACGAAGACCCTTAGTGGTAGAAGCCACTGCAGAGTCAGCTAAAGCAGAACCATAACCCTTGCGGGTCTTGGCTACAGAAATACGAACAGCGTCAGTTGTACAGACGCCATTATTACCCTTAGCAACAGAAACAGCCATTTTAGTTACCTTTTAGTTATCAGGAACGAGCAGACTGCAGCTCAATAGCAGCAGCAGGATTCAGGGTACCACAGCCCATAGCAAGACGACCAACAATCAGGTCACCTTGATACATCACGGAGACATCACCAGAGGTGGTCTGCACAGAAGGAGCCATAGCTTCCACAACACCAGCAGCATCCTTGTAGTAGATCAGACCACAGTGGGTGCTGAAGTTACCGGAGTAGTCGTTGTTTTCACCGTTAACGGAAGCAACGCTACCAGCCAGGAAGGGCAGGTTGTTAGAACGCTTGATAGAAATACCAGCGATCTCATAGAGACCTTCACCGCTGTTCAGGTTACCTTGGCTGTTACCAAAGTCACGGTTAAGGATATTGCTATCCACTTGGCTCACAAGAGCGTAGTACTGACGCGGGGACAGCACAGCAGAGCGGCCTTGCTTGGGCAGGTTCTTCTCATCGAGAATAGAAGCAGCTTCAAAGAAGGCATCCACCAGGGATTGAGCATCATACTCCTTGGTCACACCAAGTTGGATGACACTACCGCCGGGCTCAGGACCAGGAGCAACAGTGATGGGGTGAGCTTCACGAGCAGCTTTAGCAATCTGACGGAAGATCTTTTTATCATATGCTTCGGCAAGAGCATGACCAATCTTTTTGGCGATCTCAGAACGAAGCGAGTAGTGAGCCAGGGTCTCATCCAGATCATACACGAATGCACTAGAGATGAGAAGGTCATCACAAACGATGGTCTTTTCTGCCACTGGGGGATCACCACTACCCAGGATCGGAGTACCGGGTTCGTGGT